TACCAATGCCATATGGTTTGAACATGGCTGTTAATGCGGGTCGTGCGTTTAGCCGTACACTACGTGGAGAATACTCTGCATCAGAGGGTGCCAACTCAATCATCATGACTGCAGTGGATGCCCTTAACCCAATCGGCGGCACTGAGAACATGGCGAACTTTGTGGCACCAACTGTGGCTGATCCATTCATTGAGATCATGCGTAATGAAAACTATGCGGGAGTGCCAATATATAAGCAGCAGTATCCTGGGGATCAATCGCCTGATAGCCAACGCTACTTTAATAGCGTTAGTCCATCAGCACGTTGGGTGACAAACAACCTGAACTCACTCACTGGCGGCACTACTGAAATGTCTGGGTTTGTAGATTGGAACCCAGAGATCATGGACTACTGGTTTGAGTATTTGACTGGTGGTATTGGTAGATTTGTTCAGAGAACAGGTGAGCTTCCTGCTCGTATCTACACCGATGGTTTCAGTGAAGACCTTACAAGGGAAATACCTTTCGTTCGTAAAGCAATCGGTAGTGTATCTGAGCGCGAGAACATAGGCATGTTCGTTGAGAAGCGTGACCGCATTCTGAATGTAGGTTCTGAAATAAAAGCAGCACAAGAGGCGGGTGATCGCAGTAGACTTATGAGGGCGAGGGAAAAGTATGCTGAAGAGATTGCACTTCTTCCTCGAATTAAAGCTATCAATAATGCCATCAAGAAAATATCGCGGCAGCAAAATGCTATCCGCGACAATGTAGCTTTGTCTGATAGTCAGCGCCAGTTGCTTTTAGAGCGATTAGATAAGCAGAAGCAAATGCTGTACGCTCGTGGCAATATGCTCATGAAGGACTATCGATAAAGTTCAATTGAACATTACAAACTTTTGGATTGGTATGGAGCCTAGAAGCTCGGACACCTTCGGGTTGTTTCTTCTGCTCCATTCCTTCCCAGACCTGACAAGTCTTGGCTTGAAGTCTAGGTTTATCCAACCAACACAATCACTCCAAGAAACAACAAAGAAGCATGGTAGCCCAGTTGTCTGGGTAAGTTCTTTTGCTCTAAGCATCTTTGTTAATGATATGAAGCAGTCAGGAAACTTGCCATAAGTATGTGTCCTTGATCTAACCTCAACGAACGAAAGTATCTCATCATTTCTCATAGCTATGTAGTCAAAGCTATCGTAATGATCTTGCCGAATTAGTTCACATTTCCAACGTGAAGAGACTAACTCTGCAATTCTGTTTTCGTTAATCTCGTCTTCAGTCCTGTAGTTTCCTGTCATGTTTACTATCTATCCACTCTAGTATCTCTGAATACTTCCAACGCTTAACGCGCTCACTAAAAACAATCTCTTTAGGGAAGCTCTGATCTTCTTTTATAATTTTACGCATAGACTTAGGGTGCATTGACATCATTTCTGCCACCCCATGAATGTCCATCAGCTTTTCTTCCATTGCCGAAAGTCCTCTCGTAGTGTTTCAAACTTGCTTCTGGCATCAGGATTATCTCTAAACTCTGACCGTGATTTGATGCCACAGTATTTACGAACAGCGGCGACTGCCGCATCTTCTATCTTGAACGGATCAATATCTTCTATCAATCCACAGTCATGCAGGTATTCACCAAACTCTTGGTTACGGCACAGTAAACCTGCTGATGCTATCAGACGCTCGACGCGCTGAAACTCTTCTCGTGTCTCTGGTTCATCCTCATCATTGAGTCGGACCATAGCCACCATGTATCTCGTGCCTACCCAATCAGTATGTAGCTCTGCGGGGCAGTCATTAGGGTGTACGTTGAGTCGTAGTATGATGCCGTTCCTATCCTGAGACATGGACACCTTCACGGCTTCGAACCCCATAGCTGCATCTCTTATATTACTCATTGTACTTATCCCAGTTCCGTTTAGACCAGTTTATCGGATCGATTCCATTCAAGTCCCACCATGTACGCTCATCGCCAAATCGATGAAGAGACATATGGCAGTCGTGACACAGAGGTACAGCCCAGTTATCCCCTGACCGCATACCTACACCACGCTCACCCACATGCTGTAGATGGTGCGCCTCTGCGCCACGTCTGCACACTAAGCAGGGTGATCCCCGCAAAGTATTCAGGTACTTCTCATCCCGAATGTTCTTATGTTTCGGAATGAGCATAGCTTAGAAGGGTATCTCATCATCCATTTGATTGGATGAATTCTGATTGTTCGGATACCCTGACGGTGCTTGATATCCGCCTTTCTCTTTGCGCTCTCTCAACAAGTCGCTGCGCAACGACAGAAATGGCTTGCCATTCTTCGACGACTTTCTCCAACCCACTAAGTTCGCTTTTGGTTTCTCTATTCCCTCTTGAAGTTGGTTCCATAAGTCCGTCACCGTTTCATGATCCATTTCAATGTTGCCAGTGTAGTCTGGCTGACGTTCGTTCTGCTTCCTGTCGTTCTGAAACAAAACTCCTGATGCGGGATATTGCGACATTACTTCTTCTCCTTCGCAAGTTCGTTTTTCTTAGTTGAGATCGCTGCCCCAACTGACTCATAGGCTGTGGAAGCCTCTTCTTTTGCGCGTTCAAACAATGGCTTGTTTGCCACGTAAAACTTATTCAAAGTCTCAGTGCTCTTGATGGCTTTGACCCAAGCCACAGCTACATCTGCCCAAGCATCCCAATCGTATATGGCTCTAGGCTCACGATCTTCTTTCTTGTAGGCACCTGTGTTTATCATGTATCCAAGCGGTTCGCCTGGGGCTTCCTCTTCTTTTTGTTCAATTGAACTTTTTTCTGAGGCACCCTGTGAAGGCGGTGTAGGCACGTTTGCTTTCTTTGTGGGGGTATGGCTAGGTTTTTCCTTTACCTCACTCTGACGGACCTCTCCGTCATTCTGAGGGATATCCTCACCCGCATAGATGTAGTGGCCCAGTCCGTGCATGGCGATAGCCTTCACAAGGCAACGCATTCTGGCATCACTAATGTCTTTCGATGTCGGTCCAGAAATTGACCTGTTCCTGTTGTCCATGACAGGAAGCCACATCATGTGCGTTTGCTCTCCTACTGTCACATTTACACGAACTTCCACTGTGCTATCTGGGTATATGATATCCTCAAGGACTTCATATGTTGCATCAGGGCATTCTTTCTTTAAAGCACCCCAAGCCCAAGCCCAAGAAAGATATTTGAGACTAACCTTCTTGTTGCCTTGGAAAAACTCCTTGGCCTCTGTGTGTTCGTTTACATCAATCGATGATAGTGTTTTCCATACTGACATTTTATTCTCCATCAATTTCCACTCTTTTCATTTTCTTAGTTTTAAAAAATCCTTCATACCTTGGATGTTTGTGCATGAAGTATCTTGCGTACAAGGCGATGTAGTCGTTGCTGATTTTGAAATCATCTCCTGTTGTCTCGATACTGGTTTCCCATCGTATCCTGTTGACAACTAACCAAGCACTTAGTTTTTTATGACCCCTCTTGATAGCTCTGAATGTAAACTCTTCGAACAATCTGTAGACGTGAGGATTTTCTTTGTGCCAGTCCCACCATTTCCGTTTGAGGTTATCATCCATCTTTTCTCCATCCATTGTATTGCTCACAAAACTCTGCAACTCCGCAGTAGTTTCCCTCGCATCGGGTCTTCTCGCCCTTTCTGTGTTCAATCTCTAGCTTCTTATCGCTGCTATCGACATGCTCCTGAGCTTTCTCCAGACTGTCCCATAGTTTCAAGGCTCTCTTCTTACCCGCTTCCTTAACGGCGTACTGATCTGGCTTTGCCCACTGGTCTTCAGTTGAGCAGCGGGGGAACTGATCGTAGAGATCATAATCCATCTGTGCTTCTTGGTGGGCATCGATGCGCTCGTAGATATAATCCTCACGATCCTCTTTGCCCCACAGAGGAAGATCAACCACCACCACTGGTGCCTGTGGGTACTCAGGATCGAACTGAGCCTTGCGTCTTTGCCAATCTCTGAGGATGGCACAGATGCGTATCTTGCTCACTGTCTTCCCACGATTGGAACCGTTGTCAGAGTTTTCAACAAGCCAAGCATAGCAGTTTTGCTGACGCTCCCATTCCTTCTTGCCAAGAATTACTGACCAAGCGGACGTAACCTTGTAGTCCGTTATCTGCACAGTGCCATCAGGAAGAACCTCTTGGTGGTCAAGCGCACCAGAAAGAACCCAGTTAGCCACGGTTGCGTAAAGGCGTTCCTCTACCTGCACATGCTCTGGGTCATCGGCACTTTCAAGAATGTGATGGACTGCCGTACCAAACAGAGGCCAGATCATATCAGTGACATCTGTCTCTGCGTCTTTGGCGTACAAGTCTTTCATAAGTCGCACTCGTGGCGCGTCGATCAGGGTTGTTACGCTGATGTCTGCTTTGCCTTTCGTGTACTTGTCGTCACGAGCAAAGTTCAAGAACGCATCAGGCAAGTCGTACTTGTTTGTGATTTTCATTGTTTTCTCCACTGGTCTGTAGTTAAATCACACATGGAATACAAAGTCAAATAGGAATATTTAGGGGAAGATATGGGTGATTTCGATGTTACGTTTACGGTTTATGGCGAACCTGCGTCAAAGGCAAACTCACGCAAGATGGTTTTGATCAAGGGCAAACCTGCCCTGATTAAGTCATCAAAGGCGAGAGCTTACGTGACGATGTTCGAAAACCAATGCCCTGTCATGGAAGTGCCGACGACTGATGATGTTGTTGTTGAGATGATGATATACTACGCATCCCGCCGCCCTGATTTGGACGAGAGCTTGATCTTGGATTGCATGCAGGGGCGCATCTACAAGAACGACAGGCAGGTAAAGCAGAAGTTTATTTACTGGGGTTTGGATAAAGAGGAGCCTCGTTCGATAATCCGTGTCCGCTCATGTGATGTAGAAAATATCCCAGAATATCTTTTATACGATACTGTTATGATATCGGAAGACGTTCGGTAGACGATATTATATATCGGTAGACTAAATATATATATTATATATTAGGCGGGAAAAATTGGTAAGTTGACTGTTCGTACCTGCTTCTTCTATGATGGCGGGATAGAGTAGGAGATAGCCGTGCAAATCGAACAACAAGTTCGTGGCGAGGCGTACAGATTAGGGCAAGGTCAACACAAGATCAAATGTCCAAGCTGTTCCCCAAGCCGCAAAAATAAAACCGATAGAACGCTCTCTCTAAAAATTGAACAAGACAAAATACTGTTCCAGTGTTGGCACTGTGATCAGCAGGGTATTGTTCCGTTGGCAGAGAGAGTAGAAAAAATTAATAGAGTGGAACCAATGTCCGTTGCAAAGAATGTAGAGAAGACCCCACTAACTGGGGCAGCACTGGCGTGGCTTGAGAGCCGTGGCATCAGTGAAGACACAGCGAATAAAGCTAAACTTGTATCGACTAGAGCTTGGATACAGGCAGTCGGTGCAGAAACAGAATGCATTATGTTTCCCTATACAAACGAGGGGCAAGAGTATGCATACAAGGTAAGGTCACTTGAGGGTAAAGGCTTCAAGTGCAATGGCGCACCACAGACATTCTTCAACATTGAGAGCGTAGAGCGTGACGATGACCTGATCATTTGCGAGGGCGAGATGGACGCGCTTGCGTTCATGGAAACAGGTTATGAGAGCGTTGTGTCTGTACCTAATGGTGCAGTAATGAAGGTTGTCGATGGTCAGATAGACCCAAAAGAAGATAATAAATTCAAGTTCTTATGGGCTGCTAAGAAAAAGATTGATGCCGCTAGTCGTATCATTATCGCCACTGACGCAGACGGTGCGGGTCAGGCAATGGCAGAGGAGATCGCTCGTCGTATCGGAAAGGATCGATGCTTCAAAATTGAATACCCAGATGGATGCAAGGATGCCAATGATGTACTCCTGAAGCTAGGCAAGGATGGTGTTGATGACATAGTCGTTGATGCAAAACCGTGGCCTGTCGCAGGGCTTTATGATGCATCACATTTCTATGATCAGATAGATGATATATATGAGAAGGGCATGGGCCGTGGGGAAAGCACTGGCTATGATAACGTAGATGAATTGTATTCTGTCGTTACTGGTCAGCTTACTGTTGTTACTGGTCACCCATCATCAGGAAAGTCAGAATTCATTGACCAGATCATGGTGAACATGGCGCAAGAGAAGGGATGGAAGTTTGCCATCTGCTCTTTCGAAAATGAACCTCGCTTGCACATTGCTAAGTTGATCAGCAAGTACATCCGTAAACCATTCTTTGAAGGTGCAATGGATCGGATAACGCCAGAGGAGCTGACGCGGGGTAAGGAATTTGTTCAATCGCACTTTTCTTTCTTGTATCAAGCTGATGGTTCCATGTCGTCAGTCGATAGCATCATCGAACGATTAAAGGTTGCGGTCATGCGGCACGGTGTTAGGGGTGCCATCATTGATCCATACAATTACATCCAAAAGGGACGTGATGTCAGCGAAACTGATTGGGTTTCAGATGTACTCACACGACTGCGTGTGTTTGCTCAGGCGCATGGTATTCACCTCTGGTTCGTAGCCCACCCGACAAAGATGATGCGTGATCAGACAGGCAGTGTTCCCGCTCCAAAGGGGTATGATATCTCAGGTAGTGCTGCATGGTTTGCGAAAGCTGATGTTGGCTTGACCGTGCACAGACCTGACCCATCTCACTCACGCGTATCAGAGATACACATATGGAAGTGTCGTTTCTCGTGGGTTGGGAAGCAAGGGGACACAGAACTTGAGTTTGACGTTCCTACATCTACATACAGAAAATATATACCAGACCCCATACTTGACGCACCATCACCATATTCACAAGTAGATGACGATGACTTCCCATTCTAAAAAGTTTTTGATTGTCAGGCAGGGAGAAAATGGACCCGCCGTTCATGTGTTTGTTGATGGAAAAGAGGTTGCAGTTGTTGATTTAAACTCCAGAGAAACACTGCGACTTATAGGCAACTTAGCGGACAACATGTTTGAAACGGTTTGACGTTTATATATTTGAATGCTAGGTCTTGTGTCAGGATATTATTTTCAGCCCTACATCTAGGGTTAGCATCCTCTCCACTCTATACTGGGCCACCTTCGGGTGGTCCTTTTTTTATAAAAAAAGACAGGGAGAGCAACATGTAGTGTGGTGACTGCTCGATCCCTGTCAGTTTGACATTAGTGCACGAGGCAAACATGAGCGAAATGTTAATGCACTAATGTATGGGTGATCCTTTTATATCATCTTCGCTGAGATTTTCTATGGCCTCATTTATAACGACAGCCATAACTGGGAAATCGTCATGCATATTGTAGGCCATAAGAATGTTTATGATTAAGTCACACATTTGCATCCGACATGCAGTCGGTGGCAAAGAGGAAATAACCTTTGATATTTCCTCGTGTGTTAGTTCTCTTACATCCATCAGAAATCCATCAACTCTTTAGTAACAGTATCCTTGATGCGTCTTGTAATCAAGCTCTCACATTTAGAGAACTCAGCTTGGATAGCAGTCACTGGATCACCAGAGGTTTCGTACTTCATAACCCAAGCATTGTCGTACTCAGCCTCTTTGTTCTTGACCTTGAGTGCAACAACTGAGAACGCGCGGATGCCTATGTCGTTAAGGCGGTCTAGCTTCCTCTCCTTAGCATCCATGATGAAGCGCATGCCATCACCTGCTTTGACGTTATCGATGCCCTGATCGTAAACGCGCTTACCCCAAGTGACAGGGATGCCAACCTCATAGTTTACCCCCCATACGCCACGCAATCTCTCGCAGTACATTGAGCCAGTAGTATACGGCGTGACTTCCCAACTGATAGATGGGAACGCATCGTTCAAAGAGGACACGCCGTATAGCTTGGTTGCCTCTTTGGCTTTTTCGATAACAGTCTGCATGGATGGTGTTGATTTTCGCATTGCACGTAGTTCTTGTATTCTCTTCAGTAAATGAGAGCCATATCGTTGAGCATAGCCTACGTCCTCATCTGGTAGGCTCTTGAATAACTTTGGTGCAGTGTCATAATCAAATGCTTTCCACCCATATTGCGATGGACTTAAAGCGATGTCCTTCTTGTTGTCATTTGAGAAATCATAAGCCTCAAAGTACTTTTCAATTGCATATGAAAGGTGACGTATCGCATGATGATTATTGATATCTGGATTGTTGCTTTTCATTTTTCCACTCCTTTTGTTCTATTGAACTTTTATATGTTAACACCCTGACTGCGTAGTTCAGCGGTGTATTTTTTTAATTCCATCCTAGCTCTCCACAAGTCGTGTTGGATATTGGGATGGAAATTTTTGCGGTTTGCTTCTTCTTCGTACTTGCTAACTTCATTCTTCAGAAATCTGAGCGTAGCTTTCTGCTCATTGTTAAGTGCTTCATCACCCATTGTCTGGCCTCAGCATTGGTCTAATTGATTTTGACATGACACCTGTTTCTAGGCACCACATGTTCACGTCACCATCTGCATCAAAATACTGGTACATATCTTCGTTGTCGCGGATGGCTATCTGACAAGCCTCTTGGCTTGGCACTATCAGGAAGGTTTCGATATCCCTGCCTCTGATTGTGTACTCTATGTAGAGAGCAAAGAAATATTCCATCAGGCAAAACCTCTTCTTTTTCTGGCCTCTTCAACTGTCTCCCCATATCTTGGGCGACCTGCTCTTTTCGCATTTTCCTGTGCTTGTTTTGGATCACGAAACATGGGGTTAACTTTATGATTTTCACTTCGCACTATGTCACCCCAACACTGTGCGTATGCTTGCTCGTATGGTATCCCTAATTGTAGAAGGGCTTTTAATTCCTGTATGTTCATATCATCTCCCTCAAAATGGTGGCTCATTATCTCCACTTGGCTTCCATACGATATCGTACTGAAACATAGCCAAAAGAAAACCCCGCAGATCGCGGGGCCAAGGGTCAGTATTCCGCACGGCGTTCACATTCTATTATTGATCGGCATATAGCTAAGACAGGATCAACATTCTCCTTGCCCACCATAATCGCAAGACCTTGACGCAAACCATCAGCATGAGCCAACAGGCTCTTCTTCTTCTCAGCACTTAGCAACATTGCTGCTGATGCTCTACTGCGAACAGGCGAATTCACTGGAAGCACTGTATTTAATTCAGCAGCTTGCTGCTTTTTACTGCCTGCGTAGGTACTCTTCTTGTAGAAGCAGTCATCGTAATCAATGCCAAATAACTTGGCAGCTTTTGCAAGTTGATCTTTCTTGATACCCGCATTGCCTCTCTCGAACTGGCAATAGTTTGAAGCATGCATTCCAATGATGTCAGCGACTTTCTTTTGTGTGTACCCTGACGCTTTTCGTGCGGCTTTGACCTTCGCGTAGTCCACGTTGTATGCCTTATCTGTATTCACGGCTACCTCTCCTTTTATTGGTAATTCTATATCTCCATCGCCAAGGTAATCATCCACCCTTGGCTTTGCGAACTCTGCATTCTCATCGAATGGGCTAAGATCGATACCCATTACATCAAGCAGAGCATCGATCTCATCCTCTCTCATCTTCACTCCTATGTTTCTAGATATGTTGTCTGACCAAACGGTGCGGGGTTGGCGTTAGCCCATGATGAAATCCATAGCACTGGGTAGTGCGGCTCATCTGGGTAATCGTTGATGCCCAAGTCAGTAAACACGACCATGTTATCCACGTTCAACTCGTTGTCCTCAACGTATTTGAACGCGGGTGATACCAACGTGCCACCTCGACCACCGACCTCAATCTTATCGACCTCATCGCCCTGCTCATAGCGGCGCACCGTCTGCACCTCAGCATCAAAGGTGATCACTGTGATTGACTGTGGCTTGATGTCTTGGCTAATCGCATTCAACTCACCAAGGAAGAACGACATCTCACGGCCCGACACAGAGCCGCTGCTATCGCACAGTACAACAACGTCACCCGCACCCATCTTCAGGATCGATGGGGCCACGATACCGTTCGTGTGATACATCTTACGCTGAGGCTTGCGCATGCTGTAATCGTCTGGCTGATCGCCACCGATAAACCTACGCATCACGTCACGCCAATCGACTTGGCTGCGCTTCATCTGTTCGATCAACTGCTTGATCTTGGCGGGTAGGTTGCCCACTGCCTTGGCACCAGTAGCAGCCATCATGACCTTGCTATCGATGTCAGCTTCCATCTGCTGTTGTTCCGCAGGGGATAGTGCATTGCCGTTGCCATCAGTTGCATCGACAACCTCACCGACACCCGCTGCCTGACCGTAGCGTTCCTTGGCATCCTCTGGCAGTCTATCAAAGATAGCCTCAGCACTTAGGCCGCTGTACTGTGGATCATGCAGACCGCCCTCTGGCAGGGTGAACCCCGCCTCAATCAGGATGTCGTTGATCGCAAAGTCAGTGGCGATATTCCAAAGTTCTGGGTCACGATCACCACGGCGCAGAGGGTGCTTGAATGTGACGTGGCAGACCTCGTGGGCCATAACGCCTACAACCTCTTCTTGATCCATCGTGTCAACGAACTCTGGGTTCCACTTGATGAACTTGCCATCAGTACACATTGTGCTGACAGTCGGATCAGGCTCAACACGCAGGGACAGGGCAATGGACCCAAAGAATGGGTGCTTTACCACAAGCCGCGTAATCGAACGCGACACTTTCATTTGTGCATCCATCAGGATATCTCCTCTATCACTTTCTCAATTGTATTTTCTTTGTTGAACACAGCCTCAAAGGCTTGGTTCAATGTGATCTCAACGTCCAAGTAAATGTCACGCCCACATGTTTCGTTGATACATGTCAGGGCAGACCACTCTAAGTGGCCCACCTTGAACAGGGTATGACAATATGGACACGTAAATACGTGCATATCTCTCTCCAAAAAAGTTCAATAGAACAATAAACAGGATAGTTGAAGGCCATCAACTATCCGCGTAAGCTATTGTTTTTAAAGGATCAGGTTTTTACCTGTCTTCATGATCCAATCGCGGATCGCTTGAGACTGCTTCAAGTCCTTGGTGCGGTTGACCGCATCCTTGATGACGAAAGCGGCGAACTCTTGCTGAGGCAAACGCTCAAGGTATTTGATCACGTTGCCCACATTCTTCTCGCTCACGCGGGAAGAGATGGCAGCACAGATCGCGTACAGCACAGCGGGATCGCTTGGGACATCAGCACTCGCAGGGTTTGCGATTAGCTTGTCGATGTCTGGCACACTGTCGTACATCTTGAGGAAGCCATGAAAATCTGCGGTAGCTGCGCGACCAACCTGACCTGCAAAAGCTTCAAGCTCTTCCTGTGGGCCAAGCTTCCATGACATGATCGTACTGACGCGCTCCCATGAACGAGGCGATGGGCATGCGTCCGCGTCACGATCAAACTTGTGCAGCCATTCAGGACGAAACCGTAAGAACGCACAGATGCGTTCCTGAACACGATTGCTGTAGTAGTAGGCAATCGTATCTTCCAGATCGGCCTCAATCTCTAAGAACATCAGGCGATCCTTGAGGTGCGATGGCATGCTGTTTGTACCCGCACGGTCAGACATGCGGTTACCCGCTGCAACAATTGCCCATCCTTCAGGAAGATGATGCGGACCCACGCGGCGTTCGTTGACGATCTGAGCCGCGATGTTCTGGTTGGCAACTGGTGCTTGGGGAAGCTCGTCGAGGAACAGGATGCCCTCACCGTCAGTCGGCATCCAATCAGGACGCTTGCGCACCATTGTCTCACCATCATCTGATGGGACTGCCCAACCGCCAAGCTCACCCGCATCGTACTGTGCCAGTGACAGTATATGGCATCCAATGCCCAATCGCTTTGCGATATCCTTGACGCTCGTGGTCTTACCGATACCCGCGCCAGACACGAGGTACGGCACAACGTATTCGGCATCCCGACCAAAGGGTGTATTCAGAGCATGCTTGACCGCTGCCTCAGTGATTGTAATTGCTTGTGATAGCTTCATGATTGATCTCCACTCTCTCTATAATTGATCACAAATTTTAGGTTCTCTATCCGCACTGAGGCATCCTCAATGTGGACCTTGTCAGACTTCAGATAGTGACGTTGATAGTTCATCACCGCCCTATCGTGTTTGTCTCGTGCTTTGGCAAGCTCATCCTTGAGCTTGTCCATGCTGTAATCGGCGTACTGTTGGATCAGTCGCTCGTTTGATTGTTTGATGTATTCTTCAAGGTCAGTCTGCATTCTCTTCTCCAAGATATTCCTGAGCAAATTCCAGACAGGCACGTTCTGTCTCTCCGATCAATTGCTTTGGGTCACTGTATACCTCAAGTACCGTACCATCGATGCCGCCGACCAATGCCATAGCTTCTTTGAGGCCAAGCTGTTCTGCCTCATCAATCGTCGCAGCGTCTACCGTCACATGACGTATCGTCTCGACCTTCACTCCTACCATGTAAATCATTATGCTTCCTCTGCTGTTTGAATTTCCCAATCATCATTGATGTCATCGTTGTCTCCATCGACCTCATCAATGAGGTGGGCGTTGGATTGGATGTATTGCTCAAGTACCTCTGGATCATTCCAATTCAATCCATGCTCCGATGGTGAACCGAATTCATCCTTCATCCAATCTTTAACATCGCCAATGCGAACGTTGATTTCTACTGTCGTGGTGCGCTCTATTACGCGCGTTGCCGTTACTGTTATTTTTGCCATTATCATAATCCCCAGTTGCTTGCGCAGATGGGGCCAATGCCCATCTCAATCGAAACAGGGTCAGTCAACTCACGTCCGCAGCATGAGCACCGCCCAGTGACCTTACCGTGCTGCACCGCCTCACCCCTTGGGTCAGACGCTACCCGCACCACAGCGTCCGCTGTGGCTGTGTGACAGGTGCCTACAGGCATGAACTTACCGTCCATGATCTTGCCCTGATAGTCGGGTCCGCGTTTGACGTACACGGCACCACCATTGCGCCCATTCATAGGGGCCAACGAGAATGCCAACTCAGCCGCGCGGAAGACAGGCTTCTTGACGTTGGCTGTTTCGAGCAAGGTCTTGATCCGCGAGACATCGACATCCCGCGTCAATTCCTCACGGCGTTCAGCTTTGCGCTTCACCTTGGTGATCGTGCGCTCTGCCGCATCCCATTGCTTCTCCGACAGGTCACCCTTGGTGACGTACTGGACGAGCAGGGAAGCCGCAAAGTTATTCCATGTGCGCATCCCGCCAAGCTCTTGTAAAATTTCTTCACGTTCCATCATACTCTCCCAAGTTCACGAATAAATGCATCGCCGTTGTGATGCTGTTCGACCAGTTCAAACTCCTCACCCTTTGCCTGTAAGGCATTGAGGAAGAGGGGCATGTCGCAGTCTTCTTCAAGGTACAGTGTCGGAACATGCTGACTAGTGACCTGAGCGTAGCTGTAACCGCTGACCTGAGACATGTGCAGCCCTGCGTTGAGCAGATCACGGTACGGCACTTCTAGCCAACCATGACCCGCATCAGTGTGATATGTGTATTTCGTCATTGCTGATCTCCCAAAAGATATTGAAGCACCGCATCCCAATCTGGGAACTGATCGGTCCCGAAATGAATATGCTCACCAGTGAACTGACCCGCGCCGTTCGCGGTCCGATCATCGATGAGGTAGTCACCCATGTTTAGGTGCTTGTTGTGGCTCAGTATCAGCCGCTTTTTTGCAGCCTCACCCAAGTACCGCTCAACCCATTCCCGCTTGTCGCTCCAAGCAGACACGTTGCCCCAAGGGGCAGTTGACAGGATGTAGCAGTCAAAGTGTTCGAACAGGATGTTGAACGCATCAATCGCACCCTCAATGGGTTCGAGTTGAGCAAACAGCCCATCGATCTCATCAACCTCAACGTCAGGTTCTGGTGGGTTTTGATCGACATAGCCTTGGAAGTCCGCGAGGACACCGTCCATGTCGAAGTACAAGATTTTTTCAGTCATCTTTTTCCTCTCAAAAAAGTTCAAATGAACTTTGCGCAGCGGCCCCGCGAGGGGCCACCAACAAAACTCATTCAAGACGCAACGCCAAGCTCGTCGAGCATCGCCACAACGGCAGCATCGACAGTGTCGTTCTCGTTCTCTGCCTCAGCGGCAGCGGCCTTGGCAGCCTCAGTGTCACGGTACGCTTTCCGCGCAGCCATAAGCTCACGCATCGCGTTCTGGAACTCGTCCAGTTCGTCATCATCAAGGCCATCCTTGAAGACATCGCCCTGCACCTGTTTGCCGTTCTCATCCTTTTTGGTAGAGAACTTGCCGACAACTTGCTCCGCAAGGCGTTGAGCTTTTGACTTGTCGCTCTCACCCTTGACCGCTTTGGCAAGTTTGTTCTCGCTATCGATCTCCATCGCAGCAAGGTCACGCACAATGGCATCGCCAGTGTACTGGCTTGGGATGTCCCCGATCTTCTCTTTGATCAGGCGCACGGCACCGACAGAATTCTCGACGTACCGCTTGACGGTTGCCTCTTTCAGACCCGCCTCTTCAAGCAGCGCAGAGCGTAGCTTCTTAGACACGGCACGAGGCAGGTTACCCTTGACCAGTTTGACGTGGGCGATTGAGGCGATCACCTCGCCGTAGGCACCCATCTTCTCAGCGTTAGCCGCCTCGTTGTTGGTGCGGTTCTGACCCTTGAGGTCAGCAATGTTTTGCTCCGCTTTGTAAACAACATTGATCGAAGCATCTGAAACAATAAAATCTTTAGCAGTCATCTGTTCATCCTTTTCTGGCTGACTGTTATTGGGAAGGTGCGGCCCGACAGGGCCACAGTGAAGGGGCTTACGCAGCCCAAGTATCGTTGAGGCATTGTTCCCCAACAATGATTGAAGGTCCGATATCCTTGAAGGCATCGACAAATGGGTTCCGCAACTGGACGTAACCGACAGAAGCGCACATGAAGATCATGGGCTTGGGTGCATCGACAAACACCAAGTCACCCACTGACAGGCTGCTACCGCCGCCGCCACGACAGGCGATCTGGTTTAGCTCAGTGGGATAGGGCGCATTCTCGAATACGAAAATCTTTTCAAGGTTCTCGCTGATCTGTTCGGCACCATCGCCACCCGCTTCCAGTTCGATCTCGTAAGAGGTCTTGTGCATGTAAACACCGTGGATCAGGGCATGCAGGGCTTTCAGTTCAAGCTCTTGTGCATCCTTGCCAAGCAGGAAGCTCAGGTCAGCATAGGCACGAGCTTGGGGGTGACCGTCCCAACTACCCTCTGGGCTGTTGAGCATCGCACGAACATGGGGGGACATGCGTTTCTTGATAACGTGATATTGCATGGGCAATCTCCTTTTCATGATACCAATGATGCGGCCCCGCAGGGCCACACTTTTGAGATCACGCGGCGACAGGCGCAGCGATGTATTTGCCGTTCTCTTTGACCGCCATGATCATCGCGGTGACGTGGAAGATGTCACCGTCATCGAACTGACCGTGAACGGCCTCATTGTGAAGGTATTCATCGGCACGATAACGCCAACTGTCACCGTTGGGATGAGTGTACTGATAAGTCCACTGGAAAGCAGTGTCGCTATCAGAGCGGATGCTCAGGACATGCTGACCGCCATCACCATCCAAGATGATTTCGACAGTGATGCCAACGCGGGTGATTGAGCGGAAGACGGTATTGATTGAAGCCATGATAGCTCTCCTTATTGAAGATTTGGGGAAACGTAGATGCCCAACATCTGGGCGACTTTGCGGTACTTGTCGATGCTGCGCAGCCAGAGCTTCTTTGCACTGTCGTGATGGGCAAAGCCGTATTCGTCGGCAAAGTCCATTGAGGACGAGGTGGCGACTGAATGAGCAACGCCGTGCACTGTCAGATAGTACGCAAGGGTTTTGTCATTGTCAGCGATGGCGACAGGTGCCTCATCGCCAGTGTTTTCGTAAAGCTCAATGAAGCCGTTATCGGCGGCGATGTAAGTGATCATGATTGATCTCCTTGATTAAGAATAGACAGGGTTTTCGATCATGTGGTCAAACACGTCCCACATGACGTTCAGGCGGTTGCTGCCGATCTCAGCGGCATGCTTGGTGGCGAAGTGTGTCGCCTGTTGGTAGTAGCTCTCAGCCTCGTAGTGGCTGCGCTCTGCTTTGCAGCGGACATGCATGCGATAGGCGGCGATAGCATTGTTAAGGTTGGTCATTGAAAACTCCTCTCAAAGGTTATTGGCGCGAACGGCATAAGCACCGTCAATGCGCAGTCGAGCCTCGCTAGTAGCGAAGACCATCTTGGGCTGTGGTTCATGCAAGAACCAAGCGACAGAAATGAAGATCAAAGCAAACAGGATAAAACCCATTGTGTGTCCTTTCGAATGAAACCATGACAACGGCAACCAGATAGCTGCCGCTCTCGATTGTCTCACTCCAACCACCTCTGTCGTTCTCTACCCTGATCACTCTGGAAAACCTCAGCGGACATCACTTGTGGAAGGTGATGCTGACTGACAGCGTCAGGTCCGATACCAAGTCGCGTTCAACGACGACCAACTGAACATCGGTGGTGCACTCTGTTTGGTAGAAAGCCCACTCTTCATGGGGAAAGATGATTGTCGGCGTGTTGCCCGATCATCCGTCCGCTAGGAGGGAAGCTGCTTTCCGAAGTCGAAACCTCGTGTCTGGCCTTGCGAGCCTTTATGTCTTGTCCCCGAAAGCTGAGGGGCGCGGTCCTGAGAGACCTTTTAAGCACTGAGGGGCAGGGGGATGAAACCGCGAGCACCCGTTGCTTCTTAGGGTTAGATAAGCGATCTAAATGACCTAGTCAACCCCTATTGTCCCTTATTTTCCCTTATCAGTAGAAGAAGATCAGGAAACACCAATAAAACAAGGGATATCGTGACAAAAAAAAATTTAAGGTGTACACTGCAAATTAGTTCAATTGCACTTTTCTGGGGGATCGCTTGGCCCTAGATCAGGTGCCAAACCAAGGGTGATTCGTTTTCACATTGCAAGCTGCTTGCATGCATTAAATTGAATATGAAAAACCACGAAAGCCAAGCGCAGCGTCGAGGTCAATATGACAACCAATAAAGATAAGCCAAAGCTCAAGGTAGTGAGTAGTACAGGTAAGAGTAATACAGGCACCAGAAAGAAGAGTGCCATCAACCCAGATACAGGGTTAACAGATAAGCAAGAAGCCTTCGCAATGCTTGTATTCGAGGGAACCAATTTTAGTGATGCATACAGACAGGCGTATGATGCCAATAACATGAGTGCAGCAAGCGTTCATGTGGAGGCGTGTAAGCTCGTGCAACACCCCAAGGTGTCACTAAGGATTGATAGGCTACAGCGGGATAGAGAAGCGGAACAGCGCATGCAGAGGCTCTCTCGAAGCGAAAGGGTGATTTCAAAACTGGAAGAGATCGCACTGCGCGGTGGTGAAGCTGATGGCACTCAGGTCAGAGCCTTGGAGCTATTGGGTAAGTCCATGGGAATGTGGATCGACAAGGTTGAGACTGAGGATAAGACCGAGCGCACCGAGGAACAGCTAGAGCAGGACATCAAAGCCAAGCTGCAACGCCTCGGTATCGGATAAGTTCATTCGCACTTTTTCCCTCACTTTGATTTCAGGGTGATCCGATAATAAGTATTATGTTAAATCGGCTCGCCCATCGTAACTTGGACGGAACGCGACACCCCCACCTACCCCCACCCCCGCATGACGCTGCACGTACCTGCATGCGCGTATACATGATGTTCCACACAAACAATTATATAATCCTCACAAAAAGACCCCCCCCTATAAAGTTCAAGAATCAGAAGTGCCTGTGAAGGAATTGGTAGATTTATGCGCCAGCATGCCAAGGAATCCTATACCCCTATATATAATATATATAATATAATTATATCTCTCTCTCTTTTAGAGAGAGAGTAATATATATAATATATATACTATACGCGCGCGTAATGTTATTAACTACTAGGCACCAAATTATCCCTACTGGTGCTTATGGTAGGTATCGCGAGTCACCCATTGCGATGCCTACCGCTTGGGTGATAGGGTAATAGAATGCAGTACGATCAAATACTAAAGCAGTTACAGGGTTTGTCCTTAGAGGAACAGGCTGACCTTTTGTCGGACTTAGAGCTTCTTGAAGAAATGAAGAACAAGAAGGCTGCTAAAACTGACTTCATGGCATTTGTTAAAATGATGTGGCCTAGCTTTATTGGTGGTAGGCACCACAAGATTATGTCCGAGGCATTTGAACGTGTGGCACGGGGTGAGCTAAAGCGTTTAATCATCAACATGCCCCCTCGTCATACGAAGTCTGAGTTTGCAAGCTACTTGTTTCCTGCTTGGTTTCTTGGTCAGTTTCCTGAAAAGAAAGTTATTCAGACGGCACACACTGCAGAACTTGCTGTGGGTTTTGGTCGTAAGGTTCGTAACTTGATTCAAGGAGAAGACTTCCAGAAAGTCTTTCAGGGCATAGAACTATCTTCTGATTCAAAGGCTGCTGGTCGCTGGAACACGAACAAGAAAGGTGATTACTTCGCTATCGGTGTTGGTGGTGCTGTAACTGGTAAAGGTGCGGATGTACTGATTATTGATGACCCCCATTCAGAACAGGATGCGCAGCAAGGTCAGTTTAATCCAGAGGTCTATGACCGCGTGTACGAATGGTACACCTCTGGCCCACGTCAGCGTTTACAACCTGGTGGTGCAATTATTATCGTTATGACCCGCTGGTCAAAGCGTGATCTAACTGGGCAAATCATTAAGAAGTCTGCAGAAAGAGCAGGCTCTGATGAATGGGAGGTTATTGAGTTCCCAGCATTGATGCCGTCAGGCAAGCCATTGTGGCCTGAATTCTGGAAACAGGATGAGCTTGAGGCGATTAAGGCAGAGATTCCTGTATCGAAGTGGTCTGCGCAGTACCAGCAAGACCCGACATCCGAAGAGGGCGCTCTGATCAAAAGGGAGTGGTGGCGTGAATGGGAAGGGACTAATCCCCCGCCATGTGAGGCTATCATCCAATCTTGGGACACGGCATTCCTAAAAACTCAGCGTTCCGACTACAGTGCTTGCACAACATGGGGAATCTTTCATCAACCAGATGATGAAGGGCTTATGGCCCCCAACCTGATATTATTGGATGCCTACAAGGAGAAACTAGAATTCCCAGACCTAAAGCAGGCGGCATATCAAAAATACTGGGAGTACGAGCCAGACCAGCTTGTTGTGGAAAAGAAAGCATCTGGTGCTCCATTGATATTCGAGCTTAGGGCTATGGGGCTTCCTGTCACAGAGTTTACGCCTTCTAGGGGTCAAGACAAGATCGCAAGGGTTAATGCTGTCACGGACCTGTTTGCCAGTGGAATTGTGTGGGCACCACCAACTAGGTTCGCTGATGAAGTTATGGAAGAAGCCGCATCCTTTCCAGCGGGAGAACATGACGACTATGTTGACTCAATGACACAGGCGCTGATACGGTTTAGACAAGGTGGATGGATTAGAACTCCAACAGATGAATGGGACGATGAGCCATCGTACAGAAGACCAGTGGCATATTATTAACTGTTCTGTTATAGTTCAGTTGAACTTTTACAAAGGATAAGACATGGCTATCGAAAAGCAGATGACACCTTTCGAACTAGAGGATGAGGACGAAGGTGCTGAGGAGCTACAAATCGAGATTGTAAATCCTGACGCTGTATCCATGGAAACCGAAGACGGCGGGGTTATTATCGACTTCGAAGGAGACATCACAGATGAACTCTTGGGAGCCGATGATCACGATGCCAACCTTGCAGAGTTAATTGACGAAGACACTCTACAATCAATGGCATCTGAACTTGTAGGTGATTTTCAAGCTGATAAAGAATCTAGATCAGATTGGGCAAGAGCATATGTTAAGGGTCTAGACCTTCTGGGCATGAAGGTCGAAGACAGACAGCAGCCTTGGGCTGGAGCATCAGGAGTGTTCCACCCAATCCTCACTGAGGCAGTTGTCCGCTTTCAGGCTCAGGCAATGGGTGAAATATTCCCTGCGTCTGGGCCTGTTCGCACAAAGATTATTGGAAAGATTACACCAGAAAAAACAGATCAAGCATCTCGTGTTGAAACGGAGATGAATTATCTTCTCACGGAAGAAATGACTGAGTACCGCGATGAAACAGAACAGTTATTGTTCAAGTTGCCTATTGCAGGCTCTGCATTCAAGAAGGTTTACTATGATCCTCTAATGGAGCGTCCTTGCTCTATGTTTGTTCCATCAGAAGACTTTGTTGTTTCTTATGGTGCCTCTGACCTGCAGACATGTCCGCGATACACACATGTCATGAAAAAAACTCAAAACGAAGTTCTGCAGTTGCAGGTAAACGGATTCTATCGTGATGTTGATCTTCCCGAACCAGAACCAGATTACTCTGACATCCAAGAAAAGTATGATGAGCTTGATGGAGAAGACGCAATTGTTGAAGACGATGACCGTCACACAATTCTAGAAATGCATGTTGATATGAACATGCCTGAAGAGTTTGATGATCCTGATGGTATTGCGCGTCCATATGTTGTGACTATCGACAAAACATCATCCACAATTCTTTCAATCCGCAGAAACTGGTATGAAGATGATGAAAAGAAAAAGAAACGAATGCACTTCGTTCATTACAGATATCTCCCAGGTCTTGGCTTCTATGGAACGGGACTTATCCACCTTATTGGTGGGCTTGCGAAATCGGCTACCTCGATTCTCCGCCAGCTCATTGACGCTGGTACGCTATCGAATTTACCTGCTGGCCTTAAAGCTCGCGGTCTCCGTATTAAAGGTGATGACAGTC